CCTCCGTTAACTAACCTGAAGGGTTCTTATATGCGTAACTTTGCAACTATTGTTAGCCCCTATCACACGGTCATCTTTTCGTCGAGCAGCTTTGTGTCTGTGAGGTCACCCTCAGAGACATGCAGCGCCAGCGACTTGTTTGGCCGTGTAATAGAGTCCAGCATCCTTAAAACGGGTGCTGGACGGCCCGATTACAGGGACGGTGATTGGGTAGAGGAGGTCGCGAAAAACGCTTCCTTCTTTATCTCACACAGTTCCAAGTACTCGGACTACCTAGAATGGACGAAAGTCCGCTCTTGGTTTAGGGCTCTCACCCCGTCTCACCAGTCTGTGCTTGTGAAGGCACGGATTTGGTTTCAGAACGGAGTCCGGTGCAAAGGCCCGTCTAGTAACAGCAGCATTCCTTATGGATCTGTTGTTCTGATGGACCTGAACACTGGGGCAGTTGTGATGGCTACGCATGTAGACCATTCAGACTGTTAACGGGGAGACCTCGTGGCCGTTGGCCACCCTCGCTGTGAAGCGAGTGCGAACATCCACAACTAAGGACGGGGGGGTATTATGCCGAAGAAGAAAAATGCGATCGAGGTAATACTCGATCTTCTGGTCACGCTTTTCGTGATCGCTATGTCGGTGTTCGGTTTGGCGACTATGTTGCCTTACTTGACGCCGATCGCGAAAACGATCGTGACCTCTTCCTCGGAGAGTACTCCCGCCGCCTCAGTTGTGGAGAGGGTGGGCGGTTCCGATGAAAGCGCTAGTCGATGACGTGGGGTAAGACGACCGTCACAGGTGACTACTGGGTCCAAGAGACGAGAGACGTTTTTGGCAAAAACGGCTCTCCGAACTTTGGTCCGGATAGGATCTTTGACAGAGGCTTACTCTATGAAGACGACAATGCGAAAACATCGGTTAACACGCCCGGATTCAGGAAACAAAAGCGGCGACAGTTGCCTGATCATCCGCATTACTGGCAAGTGAAGAGATGGGATAGACCCATCGCTTCTGGTACAAAATGGTTCCAATTCAGCAATGGTGTTACTGATCGTAACATCTGCCATGGACCATCTGGGCTTTTTCAGGCTTATGCCAATGAAGATGCCTCTTTGTACCCCGGTGATGACCCGTATAACCAAGCTGTCAGTCGTCTCCAGAACGGAAGTGAAGGAGACGACACTCATGATGGCTATAGCGGTGTCAAACTTTCCAGTGGCAGCCTCGGTGTGGGCATGGCGGAAGCGGCTAAAACCGCTGAGCACATGGCCCACACCGCGACGCGCTTAGTCAACGCGTATCGCAGCCTTAGGAAAGGACACTTAGGTGACTTTGCCCAGGGCCTTGGCCTTACAGTCAAGGCGGACAAAGTACGAGCTTACCGCAACCGTTACTTTCGTGAGAAAGGGTACGGTTCAGACATGTCGCAATTTGCGGCACAGTCGTGGCTCGAGTTCACCTACGGATGGAAGCCTCTTCTGTCTGATTTCTATGCTCAGGCTAAAAACCTGGCCGAAATCATGATCGAACGACAGTATGTCGTTCGTGAACTTCGTGTGACAGCGAAGTCCAGGAGGCTCTACGAGGAAAATCGCAACATCGAAGGCGAGTCTTGGAAAACTCGTAAGCTCGTTGAAGTGAAAAACCGCGTAGCGCTGGTCGTAAGATACAGCATCCATGAAGACGGACACACTGCGCAGAACGTGTTCGGGTTGAACAACCCGGCTCTGATCGCGTGGGAGATTGTCCCCTTCTCTTTCGTGGCAGATTGGTTCCTGCCCATAGGCGATTGGCTTGACAGCCTTACAGCCTATGACGGTCTCGTGTTCCATTCTGGAACACGGACCAACGTACGAGAGGCCGAAATAAAGGAACGCGCTTGGGGAACCGGCGCGAAAATCATCGGGAACCCTACTACATGGTGGACCGGGCTAGATACAACGGCAACGAATTCGTGTCTTTATAAGTCACGGTCTTTGCTGACGTCTTTCCCCCGGAAAACCCTGGAGTTTAAGGATCCTCGATCTTTCGCACATGCTGCAAGTGCGATTGCTTTAATCCAATCAGTGTTTCAGGGCTCGCGCGGCCGTCAAGCAACTTCTGTTAGTCATCTAGGCAATAAAACCCTAGCTGACTTTGGTGGTTCAACTAAGAACTACAGAAAGTACTTTCCGGACGCATTCGCTCATCTCTGATCGCAGCAACTCCCGTATAGGCAGCCGCCTATACGCAACCTTCATAAGAAAGTTACCTTGGCACAACAACTCGCCATTACCCTGACCGACGCGGCTTCCACGCCCGTCAACCGCGTCTTCGCTCCGGCTAAGCGCGATGCAGATGTGTATCGCTGGGATTATCGTGGGACCGGCATTATTGCCGCCTACGACCAGCTGACCATCTCCACGCGCCTGCCGTCGAAGTCGTCGAAAGCAACGAAGGTGACGATGCGCCTGGCCTGCCCCACTATGGAGCAGACCAGCGCTTCCACTGCCACCGGCATCCAGCCGGCTCCCACCGTGGCCTACACCTCGATTGGTGAGATCACGCTCGTGTTGCCCGAACGTTCCAATCTTCAAGATCGGAAAAACATTCTGGCCATGATGCGTGACCTCATCAGCGAGGCGCTGACCACGGCTGTCGTCGAAACCTACGACGCGCCGATCTTCTAAGATCGACTTTCGTTGTACCGGCCCAGAAATGGGCCGGTCGGTAACGACGGCACCGAGCCGTCTAACACTTCACTAGGATAACCAATGAAGCGGGATGCCATAAGGCTACCAAAAGGCGCGAAGCGCAAGCGCAGTTTACATGATCAACTTCGTGTTGATGATGTAACAGCTCCGTTTATCATCGATATGCTTGAGTCACTAGATAGCCCTCACGGGCTTTCGGTGGCGATCAAGCTTCGTTACTCGGATTTCCTTGGTGCTGTAAGCACCGAGGTGGATCCACGTAACTTTATCGATGTCGATAAGTTCGCCGATGCTTACCAGTCTGTGAAGTTGATCTCCAAGTATCCTTATCTGGATACCGGGATCGACCTTGAGAAGGTGGCACTGGATAACTTTCGAAAGGCGGAGAGCGCTTGTCTCGAAACTAACAGGCGATTTCGAAAGATGCGAGAGGGTGATGCTACGCAAAACCCCGTGGTACAGGCCGTCATAACGATGGCTGCACGAAAAATTTCTCGCATACTAGGAGACGTCGACCTTGTGAAAATTTCGAGGCATTTTGGTTGGGGACCCGGCGCCTCTATAGGCGTCAGGGGTCGTCACACCTCAGCTTACAACAAGTTCTCAGGACCTCTGGATGTTTCGCGCAACTGTCTCACAATGGGGTTAGCCTGTATTAACAGTACACCCTCCTGGGCAAACGCAGTCGTGAAGACTGACGAATTCCCTTCCGTTCCGGTGACCGCTTTGTCGGCGGCCGTCAGAATGGTGACAGGTAGTGAGATCATCTTCGTACCGAAGAATGCTAAGACGCATCGAGTTATAGCGATCGAGCCGTCCCTAAATGGATTTATCCAGAAGGGCGTCGGTCGTTATATTCGGAAGCGTCTTCGCGAGCACGCTGATATCGATCTGAGGGATCAGACGATTAATCAGTCGCTGGCTCAGTACGGCTCCGTGACGGGTGACCTGGCCACCATCGACTTGTCGATGGCGTCGGACACTATTTCACGTGAGCTTGTGCGTGAACTATTCAGTGATGAATGGTTCGAGCTGTTTTCGACTCTCCGGTGTGAGCAAGGTACCATAAAGCTAACTTCCGAAACCGTTTGGTTCGAGAAGATAAGCAGTATGGGAAATGCTTTCACCTTCGAGTTGGAATCTCTGATCTTCTACGCGCTCTCCAGCGCGGTTATGGATCAGATGTGCGAGCCTCACACCGATGGACGCCTTAGGCGGATATCGGTTTACGGGGACGACTTAGTCGTCCCTGTAAATTGTGTTAAGCTGCTGCTTGAAGTCCTCTCTGTCTGCGGCTTCACTACGAACGATTCCAAAAGCTTTGCTGATGGACCGTTCCGTGAAAGCTGTGGCAAGGATTTCTTTCAAGGTACCAATGTTCGCCCGTTCTTTTTAAAAGAGCGAATAGACAACGTAGAAGCACTCTACCGCGCCGCTAACGGCATCCGCAGGTATGCGCAATCCAGGAACACCCTCAAGGGTGGCCTGGATGCACGTCTGCATGGATGCTGGCAACGGCTTGCCGAGACGATACCAAAACCCTTCAGGTTTAAAATCCCTGAAGGCTATGGCGACGTTGGCATTGTGGTAGATTTCGACGAGGCCACGCCGTCCATCCCTAGGGATGGCTGGTGTGGTTATCGTTGTCGTGCTATCGTACGCGTCCCTTACAGGACTGTCTATAAAGAGGAGTCGTTCGGTTACACGACGACACTCTTTTTGGCGCACTCTGACTTACTTTCCGACTCTCCAGATGACGAGGTTGTTCATGCTGTGAAGCAGAATCCAACTTTGTTCTCGGGGGAGCCGGAGGGGCTTGCTGCTTTAGGGCAGTATGCACTCAGAGACAGAACATTGCCGAAGATAGTCAATCTCTTAGTAAGAGACTGGCCGACTCTCGGTCCCTGGCGCCTGTAACGGGCCAGGTTCACCACTGGGCGTAAGCCACAGTGTCGTCAGGTATTTGAAAAGCTGACGTGGAAGGCTCTGCCTTTAAAGTGGGATATAGCGCGAAGC